ACGGCACCTCTTGGCCGGCGTTGTCCCAGGTGTAGTCCACGACCCCGCCGGTGGACAGGTCCTGCAGGACGGTCCCGGACAGGGTGTAGCTGTAGTCGACGGTGTCCGAGGCGGGCAGCACCTCGCCACACAGGACGTGGATCGCGTCCTCGGTGTCGACGTTCTCGGTGGGGTTCACGCTGACCGAGGTGACCTGACAGGACACGTCGAGCGGGGTGGTGCCCAGGGTCAGGCTCCCCTTCAGCTTGTAGGACTTGATCGGCACGACGGTCTCTCTTTCTCGGGCAGGTTCTCGGCGGGGCTCTCAGGACACGACCACGTCGTAGGTCAGGCGGTAGCAGGGCAGCGCGGTGCCGGAGTCGGGCAGCTGGAGTGTGGTCGGGGTGACCGGGCCCCGGGGCGGGCCCAGGATCATCACGGTGATGGTCTCCAGGTCCTCCAGCATCCCCATGGACTCGGCCACCCCGGAGTCGGGGGCGACCAGGTCCACGACCATTTGCAGCGAGCTCGCGTCACCGCACAACACGTCGTAGACCCAGGGCCCCAGGTGGACCCAGGCCGCCGGTGGAGTCAGGTCGCGCGGGTCGATGGCGCTAGGGACTCCACCGGCGGTGAGCGCGTCGGCTACCGCGGTCAGCTCGGCGCGCTTGTCCATCATCCGGCCCCAGTCATCCGACGCTCACTCATCCGACACCGGGCCGGTTCCAGGTGCCGGTGCGCAGCGCGCGCTCGATGTCGGAGTCATAGCGGGAGACGAACACCGGGTTCCCGTCTATGGCGGTTTCGATCCCAGATGGTGAGTTGCGGCGTCTCACCTCGCGGGCGGCGTACATGACCGCACCTTGGTAGGTCTCGGCGTCGGGTACGTAGGTCTCCACCGGTGGGTCGGAGTCGTCTTCCTCCCAGAACTCGGGTCGGCACCGTGCCACGTAGTCCTCGGTGGAGGCACAGACCCGGTTCAGCTCGTCCGCTTCCGGGGTGCCGGCCGCGGGCGCGTTGATCCGCAGCCACGCGGCCACGTCGGCCGGAAGCAGCCACGTCGGGGTGAAGGCGGGCAGGGCGATGATCCGATCAGCTCGCGGCGGTCTTCTTGGCGGCACGGCTGCTGGCTTGCTCGGCGGCGACCAGGGTGGCGGTGGCCTTGGCGAGTCCGGCCGGGTCGTGGACCTGCTGGGCCCAGTAGCCGAACAGCCCCAGGTCCACCCCACCCTGGGGGACGTTGACCGCTTGGACGTTGATCGGCCCCGTCTCCCACAACGTGACGGCCTTCCGGTCCCCACCGAGCAGCTGCCCGGCACCGAGTCCGGGGTCAACGGCGATGGTGACCCCGGCCACGTCGGTGGAGCCGGACAGGTTGATGGTCCCCTGGTTCTGCAGCCACCACGGGACCTGGGCGGCGCCGAGTCCGAGGAAGTTGGAGAACACGTCGGAGGCCATGGCCAGGAACGACAGGTTCGCGCCGTTCCCGGCGATGAACCCGGCGATCGCCTCGATGGCGGCCATCACGTCGGCCTGCACTCCCAGGTCGGTGGCGTCGGCGATGATCCCGTCCGCGGCCGGCACCGCCGGGGGGCCGGTGATCGCGGCGTGCCCGGAGAGGAAGTAGGTGGCGGACTTGGCCTGATAGTCCGCGGTCGCGGCGCGGAGGAACGCGTCCACAAACCCGGTGTTGAAGTCGACGTAGATCCGGTCCAGGTCCCAGCCGCCGGCGATGCGCTGGGCGGTGGCCTGGGCCGGCGTGATCACGGCCTGGTTGGAGGGCACATCCTGCTTGTTGCCGGCGTACGGGGCGACCTGGGGCTTCGTGGTCCACTTCCAGCCGTCCATCTCCATCGCGGTCAGCGGAGAGACCCCGATCGCGTTGACCACCGGCCGGTTCGTCTCCAGCGGTGACCACAGCTCACCGAGCCACGCCGGCCGCGGGAACACCCCGTTCGTGCCGGCGTTCCCCGGGGTGATGTCGGACAGCGCGGCGTTGACCTGTCCGGCGTCGGAGGCCCCGCGCATGGCCTCGGAGACCTGGGCGGCGTAGAGCCGGCGGGCGGCGCCGGGGTCGCGGCGGGTCGGAGCCGGCGGGGTCATAGACATGGCCGGGGCGGTGTCCGGGGCCGGGGCGGCGGTGGCCGGGAGGCTGGCAGTGGTCATGCTGGGTTCCTGTTCTGTTGTGGCCGCCGCGTCGGGTGGCGGTGTGGTGGTGTCCTCGGTGGGCTGGTCGGGGGCGGTGGCCTCCACGATCTGGGTGGCCAGGTCGTTGACGTTGGCCTGTTCGTCGTCGGTGAGGGTGGCGACCAGCTGGGCCCCGGCGAACGCGGGGAGGGCGACCTGGGCGACCGCGACCAGGTCCGCGGAGGTGACGTGTCCGGCCTCGATCGTGAGGTTGTCCAGCTCCACCGAGAGCGCGTCGCGGACCCCCTCCGATGCCTCCAGGAGTGCCTGGTCCCCGGCGGGGGTGCGGGCCACGGAGAACTCCATCGCCAGCTGTTCGGGGCTATCCTCGGCGCCGGTGGCGTACCCGGTCGGGGTGGTGCGGCCGTGCTCGGTGAACAGCTTCACGGTCCGCAGGTTCTCCGGGATCGTCACCGCGCCGGCGTCCACACACAGCCGTCCCGCGGAGGTGTTCCCGAACACCCCGTAGGGGATGGCCACCCCGGTGAGTCGGCGTGCCAGGGTGTCGGTGGCCAGCAGGGCCGGGGAAGTCAGGGTCAGGCGCATGGCAGGGGTTCTCCTATTCGGTTGTCGCTCAGTCCGCGACCGGCGGGCCGGTGGGTGAGGCGTCGGGGGCGGTCCAGTCCGAGGTGTCGAACGTGACCCGCTGACCGGCCGGGACGATGTCGTCCATCGAGAGGCGGGCCTCGATGGCGTCGGTGAACAGCGCCAGCCCGTAATCCAGCCACTGTTGGTTGCGGCCGGTCATGGTTTGGTACTCCAGCGAGGCGCCCTGGGCGGTGGCGTCGATCATCATGGCCGGCATGTTCGCCAGCCGGGCCACGTCGAGCGCGGAGGCGTTCCGGGCGCCCAGCTGCAACGCGTCGGAGTCCATGCGGTGCTCGATCAGCTCCAGGGCGTTGTTCGTGAACAGCACCCCGTCATTGGCGGCCATCGCGGCCCGTACCTCCGCGACCGTGTCGCGGCGTTCCTCCGGGGTGAGCTCGGCCGCGGAGGTCTGGTGGACCTCCAACCGCAGGGGCCGCATCGCAACCTCGGCGGCGTTGGTCTCCAGGTCGTAGGCCATCCGCAGGGTGCCGGCGCCGAACCCCAGCACCCCCTCGTTCGGGCCGGGAATCCAGACCACGTCGGCCTCGGGGAACGGCTGGGAGTCCAGGTCCACGATCACCCCGTCCTCGATGGTCCAGTGGTCGAAGGGGACCCGCACCATCCGGGAGGGGAACCGGGTGGAGAGCCGGTCGGTGATGATCCACAGCGACTCCCCGTGGAACAGCAGGTCATCCACGGTCCACAGGTTCCGGTGATACGGGGTCTGGGGCATCACCGCCCACGCGCGGCGCTGCTCGATGGTGAGGCCACCCAGCTGCCCATCGGTGCCGTAGGCCCAATAGGGCTGGGGGTCCACGACCTGGTCAGCGCGCATCGCTTGCACCGGGAGAGCGGCGATGGTGCCACAGGTCAGGTTCCGGGCCCGCGCCATCGCCGGGACCCGCATCGCGCCGGCCCGGGACAGGGGCAGCGTTGCCGGGCCGAACCCCAGATCGGAGAACACCACTTGTTCGAGGTTGGAGCGGTCCACCCAGGCTTCGATCTGGGGCTGTAGCTGGTCGATCCAGCGGGCGTCCGGGACCCGCGGCATGAGTCGGTCCCACAGCCCCACGACAGACCCCTACGCGCCGGGGATCGCGGCGGCCACACGGGAGCGGGCACGCCGCTTCGAAGCAACGTAGGTGGCCTGTCGGGGGTGGACCTGCGCGCGGTGCCGGTCCCCCATGATCCGGGCCGCTTCGCGGGTCAGGCCCACGGCCCGGAAACCACAGGCACAGGTGATCACCACACAGCCGCGGGAGGCGTCCAGCGCCAGGAGCCGGGAAGCCATGGGGCCACTGTTGCGTGTGATGTGGACAAACGGTTGTCCACAGCCTCTAGAGAGCGACCACCACGGGTCGCAGCGGGGGCGGGTTGTGGCGGGCGCCCCACAGGGCGTTGGAGGCGGCGACCAGGGCCGCGACCGGGGCCGCGGAGGCCCGCCGGGACCAGGCGAACCCGCCGGTGTCCCCCAGCGGGCGTTGGGCGGCGCCGGCCACGGCGTCCGACAACGCGAGGGAAGGTCGGACCCGCAGCTGGCGCCGCAAGATGGCATCTAACATGCCCGCGGCCGCGTTGCCAACATCACCGGTCCGCATCGAGAGCAGGTCGGCGCCGGCGCGTTCCAGCTCGTCCACCGCGGGACCGGAGGCGCCCCACCGGTCACAGGCGATCGGCGCGTGGTGCTCGCGTTGCAGCTCCAGGAGCCGCGGGACCAGCCAGGTGGTGTCCGGGGCCTGTGCTATGACCTCGATGTAGCCGGTGGCGTCAGCGATGACGACACAGGCGCCGGCCCGGTCGGTGAGCACATCGAACCCGAAACAGATTTGGGCGGACTCAGCAGGCTCACCGGCCGGGTCCTGCACGGCGGCCCAGTCGTCGGGGTCGATGGCCCGGTCCCGGGTCCTCGACCACAGGTTGAGGAACTCCCGGCCGAACCCGGCCGGGCCCATCGCGGCCCGGGCCACTCGCAACGCGTCCACGTCGGTCAGCCCGGCGGCGATCCCGGGGTGCCGGGTCACCCACACCTGCTCGTCGTCGGGGTCCTCGCCCGGGTGCGCGCCGTACTCGACCACCGCGTACCCGGGCAGCTGGTCGCGGGCGGCGGCCAGGTAGCGGCGCAGGTAGTCGCTGGCGTCGGTGCCGGCGGTGCCGATCACGATCAGCTGACGCCGGGGCCGGGTGGTGAACGTCGGGAGGATGGTGAGGTCCAGCTGCTCACCCAGCACGGTGCCGTGCTCCTGGGCCTCATCCACGATGACCAGGTCCAGGGCATTCGAGCGCAGCGCCCCGGCCTTGGGTGGGAACGCCTTCAGGTAGGACCGGCCGGGCAGGGTGACCCGTTCGGTGCCGGCCGAACGGCGGACCCGCACCCGGGAGGCCATCGGCCCGTCCCCGAGCTCGGCCATCCGCTCCTGCATCCGCTCGGTGGTCACATGCCCGGTCTGGGCGGCGTACGCGGCTCGGTAGTCGGTCTGGGCCAGGCAGCGGCCCAGCGCCAGGTCGAGCACCATCGTGGTCTTCCCGGTCTGGCGGGGGAGCAGCACCACCGCCAGCGGGTAGCGGTAGCGGCCATCCGGTCTGAGCTCTCCGATCACGTCGGCGGTCAGCCGCTGGTGAGGCTTCCACGGCCGGCCGTGCACCTGGGCGATGAACGCACCCAGGCCACCGTCACTGGGGTGCGTCGGGTCCCGTCGTGTCGCCAACCTGGGCGCCACTGACACCGGGGTCGGTGCTAAGGAACTGGGCGAGGGCATGGGTCAGCGGGTCCTCTGCGCGTTGCATCGCGGCGAACGTGTGTTCGTAGGTCTCCCTGAACTCTCGCACCAGGCCCGCCAGCGGCACCCGGTCATACGGCTTGGCGTACGGGGAGCGCAGCTGCCGCTCCAGCTGGTCGATCTGGTCCGCGAGCGATCGCAGCGCCGCTATCCCGGCGCCCGGCAGCTGCGCGTCCAGGTCCAGCGCGGCGCGCACGTCGGCGTCCAACCCCTTCCGGACCCGACCGGCAGGGTGGCGTACGGCGTCCGCGGCGAACAGCGGCGTATCGTCCTCATTCGAACGCATGTTCGAATCGTTCCCGGTCGACCCAGCCCGTTCCGGGGACACACACGCGGAAGG